TGTCTCCACGTGATTAGGGATCACGCTGTCCCAACCAGGACATACGCGGCCCTTTAGCTCGGTCTCTAGGTTGCCTCGAGGGCGAAGAACCAGTTTACCGGCCCGAAGCCACCCTGCAAGAACTGCACTTATGAGAGCAGGTGGGGAGTACGAGAAGCCGCCCAACTTCTGGGACAGCCGCTCTTCCCACCCGTCCTTCATTTTGCACAGTTGACTCTCGTCGGGAACACGGACCTCTAGAGGTTTGGATATCAAGGCAGAATAGCGCCAAGATCCATTCCTGTTAAGGCGAACGTGTTTTGAAGACCTCGCAAGATACAGAGGCACTTTAATTCCGGCGTCGTCAGATTCATCAAAAGGTACGAGGAGGGATCGCTCCCTCTTTGTTAAACACTCTTGGAGAAACCCAACAAGACGCGGAAGTGCCGTGCGATGCAAGGCCGACCAACGATTAAGTCGGTTGATTGCAGAGTAGATGTCCCCTACCGTTTTGAGACGTTGAATGTATACGCCTCTAACGTTGTGGCCCTCAAAATAATCAGAGCCACAGGACTCCCGGAAGTGTCCCTCACAGAAGGACTTACTACGGTTAGGCTCGAAGCCTAGGAGTTCAAGGCAGGACATCACACGGTTGTACGCCGCGCGACATACCACAATGTCGTCCCCGAAGACAGAGTAATTCCTGCCTTCTCCGTGCGAGATGATTGGTATATCCAAACATCTGTACACGGCCGTGACCAGTGTAGCGAATATGATGGTCTGCAATGGGAATGTAAAACCATTTCCCATCGAAGACACCATATGCAACTCAACGTGCGAACCATCTGGAAGGATGGTGACTGGGGATCGAGCTCTTTTCAGCCAGCCGAAAACTTCCGGCAGCTGATCAAGCAATTCCCCAAGCATGCGCATTGAGATCGTATCAGATGCAGAGACCAGGTCAATAGTACAGTCCTGGCCACCGCAGCTGCCGCGACGCGCCATCATGGCGTTCACACTTGGTTGTACAGAGAGGTTGATGTTGAAAACCTCTTCCATACGTTCCCTCATGAGATTGCC